AAAATTAAAAACTGGGAAAAGTTTAATTTATACAATGTTTCTAATCCAAAATATCGTAAAGAAATGACTTGGTTTAAAATTTATGGTAGAGATGTTTTAAATAATTTAGATTGGTTTAAACTAACTTCTGATCAAAAGTCAACACTTTTTGAACTATGGTGTTTAGCTAGTCAAGATGAGGGTAAGTTACCTAATGTTGATATTATAGCATTTAGATTGCGTAAAGATAAAGACTATGTAATCAATGCTTTAGAAACTTTACAAGACTGGCTCTGCCCTTTGTCTACCCAAAGTCTAGACATTGTATGCCCATTGGATGCCCCAGATAAGATAAGAGAAGATAAGATAATATCTATTGTGCGATTTGAAGATTTTTGGAAAGAGTATCCAGCCAATAGAAAAGTAGGTAAAAAACCTTGTATGGAAAAATGGGGTAGCAAGGGTTTGGATAAAATTGCTGACAAGATTATTTACCATGTAAAAGAAATGAGTAAAACTAAATCATGGAAAGAAGGATTTAACCCCGCACCACTAACTTATATTAATCAAGAAAGATGGGAAGATGAATTGCAAAAAGTTAGGAATGTATGGGATGGTGCTAAATGAACATAGGTGACGCATTAGAAAAATTAACAGTCAACAAGGATATTATAAATGAATATTATAAAGGTGAAAGTGCAAATGCAGAATTTCTTGTTAAGAGTACGGATGTTTTTACTGACGAGGTTGTTCGATATTTTAATTCTGAAATACACTCTGGCAAATCGTTGGGCTTCGTTAAAACGGAAGATGACTTTAAAATAAGACCTGCTGAATTAACTGTCTTGACAGGAGTGTCTGGTCATGGTAAGAGCATGTGGTTGTCTCAAATTGTTTTATCTTTAATGAAACAAGACACTAAATGTTTAATTGCTTCTTTAGAGATGAGACCTGTATTAACTCTTGCTCGGATGGTGCAGCAAACATTAAAGTCATCAGAACCTACAGATGATTATGTTATAAAGTTTTGTGATCGTGCTAAAGAAAAGTTATATCTTTATGACCAAACAGGCTCTACTACATCAGAAGATATGATTGCTACATTGTATTGGGGTAAGCATGTATTAGGTGTAGAAGTGTTTGTAATTGATTCTCTTATGAAGATGTCAGATATTTCTGAAGACAATTATGAAAGACAAAAACTTTTTATAGACAGACTTGCTACAACGTGTCGTGATTTAAACGTACATGTATTCTTGGTTGCACATACTCGTAAGATGGCAGATGAAAACGTAGTTCCAGATGCTACTCACATTTTAGGCAGCTCGCATATTCGCAATTTATGTGATAACATAATTTGTGTATTCCGCAACAAGAAGAAAGAGTATGATATTGAAACAGGTGATAAGACAGAAGAAGATTTAAAAGGTATTCCAGATTGCGTAGTGTATTTACAAAAGCAACGTAATTATCCTGTAGAGGGTAAATGGAATTTTTGGTTTGATAAAAAAGGTTTAAGTTACAAGGAACGACCATGACCATAAATGAATTTATAAAATATGTTCAAAAGTTGTATGGCAAAGATGCTACTTACAAAGCAACATCTAAAGAAGGTGTAACTTTTAAATCTAAAGGATGGGATGACAAATATGATTCGATTCGTTTTGACGAAGTACAATTACGAAAACTTAATAACAAAGATTAAAGCTCTTGATTTAACTAAAAGGTGGCGTGTGAATATTAGCGAGGAAAAAGTAGTAAGGTCACTTGAGCAGAATGAAAGGCTGTGGTCGCTATATGGTTCAATTGCTAATTACATTGGTGAAGACCCAAGCACAGTCCATGAGCTTCTTGGCTATAAGTTTTTACGCTATCAAACAGAGATCGCTGGTCATCCTGTAGAGTTAGTTAAGTCAACAACAAAACTTACTACTAAAGAAATGACCGATTATCAAGAGAGCTGTGAAAGGTGGGCATCTACTCTTGGATGGAGTTGGGAATTATGAGACAACCAATTATAGATGGCATAGTTATAATTTGCATTGTATGGTTTGTTGGTGGCGTTGCTAAACTCATTAGGTATTTTTATGAATTATCGTAGTAAGAAACTGTTAGAAGCAGTGCGTGAGTTCCCTTGTGCTATGTGTGGTAGAGAAGACGGAACAGTATGTGCTGCTCATTCTAATCAACAGCGTGATGGCAAGGGCACAGGAATTAAAGCAAACGACTATCGCATCGCTAGCCTATGTTATCAATGCCATGATATGATAGACAACAACAAAGAGTTAGACAGGCATGAAAGAATTGAAGCATGGGAGTCTGCTCATCGTAAAACTATTGGTTTGTTATTTGATAGGGGAGTAATTAAAATTGGGTAAAGGTTCTGGAAGAAGACCATTGTTAATCTCTGAAACAGAAGCAGAAAACAATTGGAATAAAATATTTAGAAAGAAAAATAATAGTGATGACGTATCACCACACGCTTATGAATATGAATTAAACAAATCTACTGGTGAAGTAGAAAAGCGTTTTAAAGATGGATTTGAAAAACCTAACGAAAGTCAATTTGATGGCGACAAGCCCAACGCAGTTAAGCCTTAAGAAATTACGAGCAGAAGGATACCTTGTATCCATTACAGAGAAATTTAATCACTTTTGTAAAATTCGCCAAGATATGTGGGGTTGGTGCGATCTTCTTGCTATAAAAGAAGATGAAGTGTTAGCAGTCCAAACCACAAGTTATACAAATATATCTGCAAGAGTTAAAAAAATTGCTGATAGTGATACAATAGGGATAGTAAGAAAAGCTAATATAAAAGTGAACGTGCATGGGTGGCGTAAAGTTGGCAGTCGTTGGGAATGTAAAGTGGTGGATGTCTCGTGAAACAATATTTTGATTATTGTTTTAAATACGGTAAAGACGCTGAGAAAAGATTTGCAGATAAGTATTTAATAAACATTAATTATCCAACAAAGCAACAAGATATATATGAGCATTGGGATGTTGAAGGCACATTAAATTTTATTGATAATAACAAATATAAATTTGACGTTAAAAGTTCTGGAAAATTAAAATATTCAACAGATAAAGTAATAATGGATTCTGTATGGGTAGAAGGTACTAATATATCTGGTAAGTGTGGATGGATTAAAGGTCAAGCAGATTACATAGTTTTTGAAAGAGAAAAAACTTGGTTTGTTATTAGCAGAAAACAATTATTAGATTTAACAATGAGCAAACTTCAATCAAATAATTTTAAAAAGGGCAAGGGAGTATATTTAATTCATACAAGAGATGGTAGAAAAGATAAAGTAACTCAAGTGTTATTTGAGGATATGAAAACAGTAAGTAAATATTACGAACTAAACAAATGAACCCACATCAAAGACAATACGAATTAGAAGGCAAGTCAGTCGATATAGAAACGTTTAGAAATAGAATCATTAATATGATAGACGATAACCCTTTAACTATTCCAGAGATTGCAAATAGGTTAAAAGCAAATACTAGGAAAGTTCAGACTGTAGTTTATAATCTACACTCACAGGGTGTCATAAGTGCTGATGAGTCTAATAAGTTTCATTTATACTGGAAGACTAAAGCTCCAATGTTGCAAGATATATTTCATCCTATGCCAGACTTTAGTGGTAGGATATTAAGCATTTATCGACATACCGAAGAGGAAGCTAATGCACATAGATAGACTGAAACAGATACTTGATGACTGGGCTTTATGGATGCACGCACCTAGCACAAAGCTGGGATACCCTAGCAAGTCTATTGGCATGATTAGTGGCGGTGAATCTACTAGCGATGCTTTCGAAGAGATGGTGTCAGAGATGGATATGACCAATGTTAGAACAATTGATGCAATTATAAGCAGTCTACCCAGCAATCAGAAGGATGCAGTCTACGCTAGATACCTAAAGACCTCTAAATACGATGACTATGAGTACCAATTAAGTCTTGCTTTTGATAACATGCTATCTATGGCTTCAAGGCGTATAGTCGCTTGACACGAGTATTTAACTATGCTATAATTCGCCTGTTGGGATAGTCTCGCCCATACTCTCCGTAATACATTTAAGCCTTTATAAATTAAGGGCTTTTTTTTTGGATAAAAAATGAAGAAACCTACAACAAAAGCTGGTAAAGCAGCTAAAGTTACTAAAGTAATGTCCGAATTCAGTAAAGGTCAATTAAATATTGGCAAATCACCTAAA